ATTTTAAAGGCCTTGGGATAGGCAAGGTTCAATCTGATACCAGCAATAGGGCTTCTGAGATGGCTATTGAGAGGGCTTTAAAAGGCCCTTCTATTCCTTACAATGTTTTTGTGTAGTATAGAATAGGGCCTATATAGTACCACAATGGGACTATTGTTGGCATGGTTATTGATGCGAGTCATTCTTAATTAGATCGGGGTATTTCACTGGGATATCATAGTGTTACAGTATTGTCACACTGTTACATAAGTGTCACACTCTTCAGTCACTGACTACTACAGTCACTTCACAGGTACTTCACTGATATATCACAGCACCTACCTAGTCACTGATATATCACTGGCATAGTGCTGGCATGGCAAAGATATCTTTAAAGTACTTCACTGATATATCAGAGGGGCAGGGCAGGGGGGTCAAGGCTACGCCGTAGGTCTTTCACGTACCCTAAATATTACTCAGAGAAATGTAGCTAGGGACAATTTAGGTACTTGACAGAACCATGTTCAGTATGCTACTATATAGTCCTTGGTTATTTAAATAGTTTAATACATAATATACCCCACAGAATAAGAAAACTAAGTAATTAACTATGCAATAGACAATATAGTAACTACACGCCGCAGATGCAGGAACCTATATAATACGGCATCGGCAACAAGAGTCTCTTGACATATGGGTATAGTTAATGTATACTAAGAGCTTCACAATGACTATGTAGGAGCACGTCTTTGACCATGAAGTACCTATTCCCTGTATTACTTAGGGCTACCGTTTTATCCCTATTCCTTGTATTCTCTGTATCCATAGGAGGGCTACCACTTAAGGCAGCAGAGATAGGAGAGAAGGTGTTGGTGCTGTACATCTGCAAAGACTTAGATGCCCTTATGAAAGTAGCAGAGGCAGACGCAACCTCCACAGATAAAGCTGAAGCCTTAATGAACATAGAAGGTGCAAGAGGGGCCTGTGTAGCTATCCTCCCTGCTACCTTCCAAGTGAACAACATCATGCTTGAGTATAAAGATTCAAAAGGTAAGTTTACACAGATCATTGAAATTAAGGTAGATAGTGAGTTGTACTACTTCTTGTACTTATCTAATAAAGATAAAGGGGATAGCATATGAGATACCCAGAACATTTACCCTTTATGAAGGACTCACAGCACAGGTTCAGAACACAGTCCCTGTTCCATGAGTTCAGGTCTATGTCAGACATTGAGCCTATATGGACACTGAAGGATGAGGATGTATCCGAACATAAGCTACCATCCCTACGTAGACTCTACTTAGAGATCAGTGATCCTACAGAGTATGCCTTTGCTATGGAAGCCTTTGGCAGCTGGAAGCACTGGTTAAAGATTAAGAACTCTAAAGCATTACAGCCATGGATGGATGACTGGGCCTTTGAGTTAGAGGTTAAGATGCGTTCAGAGGCTCTCCTTACTATTACAGAGGAAGCAAAAGGGGGTAGATCATCATTCAATGCAGCCAAGTACTTAGCCAATGGTGATTGGAAACCATCTAAGAGAGGGAGACCTACCAAGGAAGAGATCGAAGGTGAAAAGAAGATTGCATCCAGACTTGATGCTGAGATAGGTGAAGATGCCCAACGTCTAGGGTTAACATTACTTAATTAAAACTAGGAGATTGTAATATGCCAGCAGGATACGGATACGGAAGTAAAGGAAAAGCTAAAGCTATGCAAGATAGGAATAAAAAGATTTCTAAAAAGAAAATGCCTAAAAAGAAAAAGAAGTAGTAAGTGGCAACAGTATCAGAAATCAGAGCAGCAGCTGAGTCAGACCTTACCACGTTTATCAGATTAATAGCACCACAGACAGTACTGGGTAATGTACATCTGGATGTTATTAACTGGTGGCAGCGTAGTGAGGCCAGAGACCATCAGCTGTTACTCCTCCCTCGTGACCACCAGAAGTCAAGGATGATAGCCTACAGGGTCGTACATCACCTTACAAAGCATCCTGATCACAGGGTGTTGTATATCTCTGCCACATCTAACCTAGCAGAGAAACAACTTAAGTTTATGAAGGATATCTTCACGTCTAAGATTTACCAACGATACTGGCCTGAGATGGTCAATGTTGAGGAAGCTAAACGGGAAAGGTGGACTAACAATGAAATATCTCTTGACCATCCTCTACGGAAAACGGAAGGCGTCAGAGACCCCTCCATCTTTACTGCGGGACTCACAACTTCTATTACTGGTCTTCATTGTGATGTGGCTGTACTTGATGACACTGTAGTACATGAGAATGCCTACACTAACGAAGGACGTAGCAAAGTTAAGAGCCAGTACTCCCTCCTCTCCTCTATCGAGTCCACAGAAGCTAAGGAGTGGGCAGTGGGTACACGATACCACCCAAAGGACCTCTACAATGATATGGTGGAGATGAAGGAAGAAGTATACAGCCCTGAGGGTGAAGTCATAGGGTACGAAGATATTTATGAGAAGTTTGAGGTACAGGTAGAGGACATCGGTGATGGTAACGGTCAGTTTGCATGGCCTAAGCAACAACGTTCTGATGGTAAGTGGTTTGGTTTTGATAACAGAGTCCTTGCGCGTAAGAGGGGTAAGTATGTAGACAGGACCCAGTTCTATGCTCAGTACTACAACAACCCTAACAATCCTGAGGGGGGTGGTATTGACCCTGCTCATTTCCAATATTATGATAAGAAGTACTTGACAAGGACGGGTGGTTTATGGTACTATAAAGGTGATCGTCTTAATGTCTTTGCAGCCATTGACTTTGCTTACTCCCTTAAGTCTAAGGCAGATAGCACAGCGTTGGTTGTTATTGGTATTGATCCTAATAGTAATTACTACGTCCTTGATATAGAACGTTTCAAGACTGACCGTATCAAAGACTACTATGCGTCTATCCTTAGGATGCATGTTAAGTGGGACTTCAGGAAGCTTAGGGCAGAGATCACAGCTGCTCAGAAGGTTATTGTTACAGAGCTTAAGACTTCATACATCAGAGAGAATGGACTAGCCTTAAGCATCGATGAGAACAACCCTACTAAGCACCAAGGTTCTAAACAAGAAAGGATAAACAATATCCTTCAACCTCGGTATGATAACCTTGCTGTCTGGCACTACCAAGGTGGTTATTGTCAGATGCTTGAAGATGAATTAATACATGAGAATCCACCTCATGATGATATAAAAGACTCCCTTGCAGCAGCAGTTGAAGTAGCTGTGGCCCCTGCACGGACTAGGCAATCACGTAATGAAAACGTCATCCCTATCTACAATAGTAGGTTTGGTGGCGTAGCACATGCATAAGTATATAGATCAGAGGATTATTAATGGCTGGTAAAACGTTAGACATCGTAGACATCATTGATGGGAAGGATGAGTTCGCCAGTACCATTGCAAATACCTTTGAAGTATGGAATACCTTACGTCAGGAGTGGCGTGATGAGAAGAAAGAACTGAGACAGTACCTCTTTGCTACATCCACTCTCACTACATCCAATGCTAAGCTACCATGGAAGAACTCCACAACTTCCCCTAAGCTTACACAGCTCAGAGACAACCTACATGCCAACTACATGGCTGCATTGTTCCCCAATGATAACTGGTTGAACTGGGAAGCTGATGACAGGGAGAGTGCTAAAGGTTCTAAGCGTACAGTTATTGAAGCCTACATGAAGAACAAGACACGTCAAGGACAGTTCCGTCCTATCATCAGCCAGCTTGTGTATGACTTCATTGATGAAGGTAACGCCTTTGCCACTGTTGAATACTTTGATGAGACACGTACAGACGAGGATACAGGAGAGATCATCCCCGGTTTTGTAGGACCTAAGCCTGTCCGTATCAGCCCCAATGATATTGTCTTTAACCCTCTGGCCCCTGACTTCGACTCAGCCCCTAAGATTATTAGATCAGTCACATCCCTTGGTGAACTTAAGGTAGACATGGAAGAAAACCCTGAGAAGGGGTACCTCTCTGAGGTCTTTAACCTTATGGTAGAAAACCGTTCCAAGGTCTCTGCAATTAACCATAACGATATCAATAAGAATGATGCGTATGTTGTTGATGGGTTTTCCTCTATTCACCACTACTATTCCTCAGGCTACGTAGAGTTACTGGAGTTCATTGGCGACCTGTATGATACAACCACCAAAACTCTTTACAAGAATCATATCATAACAGTGGTAGACAGACAGCACGTCATTCGTAAGATACCTAATCCAACATGGAGAAAGAGTCTTGTGCGTCACGTTGGCTGGCGTCTTCGCCCTGACAATTTGTACGCTATGGGTCCTCTTGATAATCTCGTAGGCCTACAGTACCGTATCGATCACCTTGAGAACCTTAAGGCCGATGTCTTTGATCTTATTGCACACCCTGTGATGAAGGTACAGGGATATGTAGAAGACTTTAATTATGGTCCCGGTGAACGTATCTACGTGGGAGACGATGGGAATGTTGACTTTATTCGTCCTGATACTACTGCTCTTAACGCTGACAATCAGATCAATGAACTAGCCAACCGCATGGAAGAGATGGCAGGAGCACCTCGTCAGGCTATGGGTATCCGTACCCCCGGTGAGAAGACTGCCTATGAAGTACAGACACTGGACAATGCAGCTGGTCGTATCTTCCAAAACAAGATCACATACTTTGAACAGATGTTCATGGAGCCTCTGCTCAATGACATGCTTGAAGTATCCAGACGTAACATGAACTCATTGGACGTGGTACAGTCTATAGACAATGAGCTTGGTGTATCTATCTTCCAAGACATTACAAAGGATGACCTTAACGGAAGGGGACGTCTGTACCCTATGGGAGCCAGACACTTCGCAGCCAAGGCTAACCTACTACAGAACATTACCAACTTCTCTAACTCAGCCATTGGTCAGGACCCGGCAGTGAACGTACACATGTCAGGTAAGAAGATTGCCAAGGTTGTGGAGGAGACACTTGATCTGGAGAAGTACGGTATCTACAAAGAGAATGTACGTGTCTTTGAGAACATGGAGACACAACAGCTGGCACAGTCAGCCCAGCAAGTAAGTGCAGAGCAACAAGGAATACCACCAGAAGGAGCACCTGATGACCAAGCAGCTGGCAACGAAATGGACATCCCACCTCAAGGATAAGGAGAAAGATAACTTCGCTGAGTATGTACGCAGTGCCTCAGCTATCTTTGAGAGACTAGATCAAATACTAAAAGAAAAGGAACCTGTCTCAGATGAGGCAGACTACGACAAGGCAAGCTGGCCCTACTACAGGGCTGATCAAGACGGGTACTCCCGTGCATTAAAAGACATTAGGAAGCTTTTTCCTATTGACTTAACTGAATAAATATAGTATACTTATTAACAATAGAGAGAGACCATCTCAATGACTGCTTTTGACCCTGTTACAACTACAACCCCAACCCAAGAACCTACCCCAGTTGCACAACAAACAAGTGCATTTGAGGCGCTTGTAGGCGAAGGAAAGAAGTTCGGAGACACAGAAGCTCTTGCTAAAGGAAAGCTAGACTCTGATGCCTTCATTGCTAAACTCCAATCCGAACAAGCAGAACTACGAGCAGAACTAGACAAACGGATGACCTCCGAAGAAGTCCTAGCAAAGATTCAAGAAGCCAATTCTGCCAATCAAACTATGGGGGAGAACACCACTCCTCAGCTAAGTGAAGATAAAGTTGCAGAACTTGTCAAGTCAACCTTGGAATCGACTCGTACTGAAGAAAGCAAAGGCTCCAATCTACGATCAGTTGACGCAAAGCTGGTAGAGATGTACGGAGAGAAAGCTGGAGCAATGTTACATCAGAAGGCACAAGAGTTAGGCATTAGTGTCGACTTCCTTCAAAGCGTAGCAGAGACTAGCCCCAATGCATTCTTTAATACTATCGGAGTACAAGCTCCGGTTAAGTCACCAACAGTTAACACTGGCACAGTAAACACTGAAGCACTGGCTAATGTTAACGCAAGTTCAACTATCTCTGCTGAAAGTAAAGCTTACTACGATCAAATGCGAAAGGAAAACCCCAAGGAATATTGGAAACCTGACGTACAAAACAAGATCATGAGGCTTACAGCAGAAGGTAAATATCTTTAATTTAACTTAGAGGAATTACTCTCATGACTACTACTCAAGATGTAGGTCACCTAACACGAAGTTTAGTTTGGTCAGGCCAGCTTAAAGACGTCCTTGAAGACGATCTGATGGCACAAAACTATGTCGATTGGATGACGGAGTTTCCTGATGGAGACACTTTCAACGTTCCTTCAATCGGTGAAGCACAAGTTAAAGACTATGTAGAAAACGATGCAGTCGATTATGCACCGCTTGATACTGGTAACTTCCAATTCTCAATCAGTGAATATCTCTCTTCTGGTATTTACATCACTAACAAAGCTAAGCAGGATATGTTCTATATGTCTCAGCTGGTTTCCAAGTTCGTGCCTAAACAGCAACGCGCTATTATGGAAAACGTAGAAGCCACAGTTCTGGGTCTACAGTCACAGCAGACAGCTTCAAACCTTAACAACATCAACGGTGCACCGCATCGTTTTGTTGCTTCAGGTACTAACGAAGTTATGGCTATCGAGGACTTTGCAAAGGCACGTTACTCTTTGAAGAAAGCTAACGTTCCTGATACTAACCTTGTTGCTATTGTTGATCCTTCGGTAGAGTACACGATTAATACTCTGACGAATTTGACCAACGTATCCAACAACCCACGTTGGGAAGGTATTGTTGAGAATGGTATTGCAACTGGAATGTCGTTTGTCAAGAACGTATTCGGGTTCGATGTTTATGTCTCTAACAATCTCTCCACAGCTAACGAGACCATTGACAGTGTAACAACTGCTGCTGGTAAAGCTAACTTGTTCTTCTCAGCTTCATCCGATGTACTCCCTTTCATTGGTGCATGGCGTCAAATGCCAACGGTTGATTCAAGCTACGAGAAAGACCTACAGCGTGACGAGTATGTTACGACTGCTCGTTATGGTGTGAAACTGTACCGTCCGGAGAACCTTGTTACGGTTCTTTCTGACACTGACCAAGTTTAATAGGAGGATATAATTATGACTGCTAGTGAATTATGGGTCAACAGTGATGGTCTTGAAGTTCGGTTTGGTTCAGAGAAATCTGCTAAGATTCTTGGAGGCGAAACAGGTCTCCAAGGTGACTCGCGTGAAGTTCGTCTGAACATTCTGGGTGTTTCTGTACCAGCTACTGATGCCCCTGCCGATAAGAAAATTGCTATCCCTTCAGGTGCCTACATTGAATCATGTACACTTGTTGTTAAAACTGCCTTTACTTCAGCGGGTTCTGCTACTTTGGATATTGGTCTTATGACTGATGACAATGATGGTACGTACTCTACGAAAGACGATGACGGCATTGATGCTGCTATCGCCAAAGGTACGCTTGTTGCTGATGCTTCTATTGCATGTAACGGCGCTTTAGTAGGTACTACGGTAACGGATGCTAATACGCTTCCAATGCCTATCTCCTACGGTTACGGAACAGCTGTATTCACAGCTGGTGAAGCTGATCTTATTATTAAGTATCGCCTCACTTAAGTAACTTAGTATCTCTGGGGAGGTCTACGCCGTAGGCTTCCCCAGTTTACTATCTAACCTTAGAAGAGAGTACCCAGATGGCAGACGTTCAACATAATACTATGACAGGAGCTGATCTCCATGAACCGAAAGGTGTTGGGTCTGCTTCAGCTAACACAGTCTACGTAACAGACGGAGCAGGTTCAGGTACTCATCAGAAGATATCAACTGCTCAGATTGACAGTACCTTTAAGAATTTAAACCTTGTAACCCTTAACATACACCATGACGACCTTAGTACAGCTACCTCCCACTTTATAGTGTCCCCTATTGCTGGTACAATTACTAAGATTTACTCTGTTATTGACAGAAGTCTAAATGGGTCTGACACCGTCCTATCGTTTGAGATTGATGGAGTGGCTGTTACTGGTGGTGATATTACTATTACTCAATCAGGTTCAGCAGCTGGTGACGTGGATAGCTCTACTCCCTCTGCTGCTAACGTTGTTGCTGCTGGTCAGGCTATTGAAGTTATTAGTGATGGCGGTACAAGTACCGGTACTGCTCATGCTGAAATTACTATATTGATGGATGTATCCTAATGGCTAAACTAACAACAAGTGATCTCACCACACTGACTAACGAGACATCTGCTGTTGCCACAATGAATGCTAACAACGCATTGATTGAAACTGCAATGGAGAATACTCTGAGCAGAGATGGTACAACCCCTAATACTATGTCAGCAGACATTGACCTTAATGGTAATGATCTTCTTAATATAGGAACGTTAGTTTTACAGGGTGGAGATACTTTAAATTCATTTGTAGATACAGCAAATACAGCTGCTACTAATGCAGAAAACTCAGCTACTGCTTCTGAATCTTCTGCAAATGCTGCTGCATCTTCTGCTACTGCGGCTGCGGCTTCTTATGATAGTTTTGATGATAGGTACCTTGGTGCAAAGTCTAGTGACCCTTCTACTGATAATGATGGAGCTTCTTTAATAACTGGGGCTTTGTATTTTAATTCATCTACTAATCTTATGATGGTTTATAGTGGCTCTTCGTGGGGATCAACTATTCCTACTGGTACTCTTTCTGGACCAAGCTCTTCTACAGATAGTGCATTTGCATTATTTGATGGAACAGGTGGTAACCTTCTTAAGAATAGTTCTTTAACCTCTGCTTCTTTTGTTGCTAAGACAGCAACGACTGGCTCCGCTGGCATCCCAGTCGGCACCACCGCAGAACGTGACGGCTCACCAGCAACGGGCTACTTCCGATACAACTCAACTGAAACTCAGTTCGAAGGCTATGACGGATCAGCTTGGGGACAGATTGGTGGCGGTGCTGGTTACTTTAAAGGTGACAATGGCACGGTCGGATCAAGCCCCGGTGACATCTTCCGAATTAACGAAGCTGAACTAAATGCAAACGTGACGATTGCCGCAACCGAAAACGCATCAGCAACTGGTCCGGTGGGTGTAGCCAGTGGCGTCACATTAACAGTAGACGGGGTCTTGGTGATCATATGAGCACTCTTGAAGTAGACAGCATTGTCGCATCGACATCAAACACAGACCTCAGTCTTGATGGAGCAGGTAGTGGTGTCGTCAATCTTGCAACAGGTGCAGAGCTAAATGGCACTGCTTTAACAAGCACGTTCCAAGCCGCTAGTGCTAACATCCCAGACGTTGCACCGGGTACATCAGGCAATGTGCTGACAAGTAACGGTAGTGCGTGGACATCAGCGGCTGCTGCTGGTGGGGCTTGGACGTTAATAGGTACGTCTGTTGCCTCTGCTTCTGCTTCACTTACCGTGACAGGCCTTGATAGCACCTACGACACATATGCAATAGGTGTTTCAGCCTTACGTCCTGCAAGCAATGACGTAGATTTATGGTTACGGCTTGGAGACAGCGGAGGTATTGATAGTGGAGGTAGTGATTACGGATGGGCTGAAAGCACGAATGGGGCTGCCAGAGTTTCGTCCTCGGGTGATAGCAAAATAAAATGCACCGGAGATATGGGAGGCGCTATTAACGGGATAGGTAATGCTGCGACAGAGGGTGTTTCCGGGGTGTTTTTCCTTGGCCAACCAGCGGACGCAGGGATGTACTCTACTGTATATGGAAACCCTAGTGTAGCGCGTACAACAACACCCGCTGTAGGAATTTTTATGGGTCAGCGTCAAGCGAACATTGCTCATGACAGAGTACAGGTGTTGTTTCAAAGCGGTAACATAACGTCAGGACGTTTAACAGTTTGGGGAATTTCACATGAGTAGGTTTCATAATATAGACGGTGTTGATGTTCCCTACACGGCAGCGGAAGAAACAGCACGGGATGCTGAAGAGGCTGAATTTGTTGCGGCTGAACCTGCTCGCAAGTGGTCAGCTATTAGATCAGAACGAGACCAGCTTCTTGCTGCCTCCGATTGGATGGCGAACAGCGACGTTACGATGACGGACGCTTGGACGACATATCGTCAGGCATTGCGCAATCTACCAAGTACACAGGCTGATCCTGATAACGTCGTATTCCCGGAGGAGCCATCATGAGCACCTTAAAAGCTGACACCCTTCAAGCTAAGACAACTAACGGTACGCTCACGTTGGCAAACAACGGCACTGGAAAGGTAGAACTTCCAAGCGATGCTACGATTGGTGGCACGGCGATGACGGGTTCGTTTCAAGCCGCTAGTGCTAACATTCCAGACGTTGCTCCCGGTACTTCGGGTAATGTTTTAACCAGCAATGGTTCTGCATGGACATCAGCGGCTGCCGCTGCGGGTGGTTCTTGGACATTTATATCCTCTGCTACAGCATCTGCAAGTTCCTCAATAGACTTCGCCA